AGTAGTGTACTCCACACTAATAACTTACAAATCTTGAGAACCTTTGATACATCCAGTACTAGCTTGGCCTTTAAATGATTGAGCTAGAATTTAATGATGTCGCTGCTAACACCAGCAGTACTTTTGACCCAGAGGTTGCATACATTAACTTTAAGCGTATCTACACCACTGGGCTTAGTTATGACCACATTCGAATCTTCTACATTAAAGGACGCGAGATTAAAACTAGTCTCACAAAAAGAAGTGAATGGGAGGTTACGCTTAACCTTGGGGGCTGGAAGGTTACTGTATTTAATACAAATTTTCCTGGCAACCGGAACAGTCCAGTTCCAGACGATGGTCTTACCCTCCACAGACTCAGTGGATTCCTTGCCCGGTACCTACTTGAGAAGATTCTAAAGGTGAGTGAACCAGAAAAGCTGATTATCAAGTCCAAAATAATCAACCCTTTGGCTGAAAAAAATGGGATTACATGGTCAGATGGAGAAGAGGTGTACCTCTCATTCTTCCCAGGATCTGAAATGTTCTTAGGAACATTCAAGTTTTATCCACTGGCAATCGGAATTTACAAAGTCCAGAGAAAAGAAATGGAACCTAAATACCTGGAAAAAACCATGAGGCAGAGATACATGGGCTTGGAAGCATCAACATGGACAGTCAGCAAAGTGAATGAGGTTCAGTCTGCTCTGACGGTAGTTTCAGGACTTGGATGGAAGAAAACAAATGTAAGTGCTGCTGCTAGGGAGTTCCTAGCAAAGTTTGGAATCAATATGTAATCAGACAGGAGGACAAAATCAGATCAAATTAACTTATTTCCCAATTTGGCTAAAAGAGTCTTCGGACTCAAACAAACAGCATTTTGGGTGGGTGGTTGGGGACAGAAAAAAATCGGAATACATCAAGATGAGTTATAATATGCTGTTTAAGTTTTAGGTGGAGCACACTACT